GGGCCGACATCAGCGGGGGCTACCCGGCGCTGCGCCCACCCAAGCGCACATCGGTCAGCACGGGCGCATCCGAGAGCCTGGTGATCAAACAGCCGGGTGGCTACGCCGGGCCTTGGGACGCCAGCGAGACGCCCTACATGGTCGAACCCATGAACATGCTGGCCAGCAGGCAGCACGAAGCGCTGTGCTTTGTCGGCCCCGCGCGGACGGGCAAAACCGCAAGCCTGTTGCTGGGCTGGATGGCGCACGCGGTGGTGAACGACCCCGGCGACATGCTGTTCATTCAGATGTCGCAAGACAAGGCCCGCGAGTTCAGCAAAACAGACGTGGGCCGCGCCATTCGCAATAGCCCGAACATCGGCGCCATGCTCAGCGGCTCAGCGGCCGACATGAACACGCACGATGTGATGTTCAAACACGGCATGTGGCTGCGCATCGCCTGGCCCACGGTCAGCAACGTCTCGGGATCGACCTACCGCTACGTGGCGATCACCGACCTTGACCGCATCGCCAATGCCGACAACGTGGACGGCGAAGGCCCGCTGTTTGATCTGGCCAAGAAGCGAACGCAAACCTTCCTCAGTCGCGGCATGTGCCTGGCCGAATCCAGCCCGGGCATTGAGGTCACCGATCCCATGTGGCGCCCGGCCACCCCACACGAAGCGCCACCGGTGGGCGGCATCGTCGGCATTTACAACCGATCAGACCGCCGCCGCTGGTACTGGCGCTGCCCCGACTGCGGCGAATACTTCGAGGCCGCGCCCGGCTTGAGCCTGTTCGGCCTGCCCAACGACGATCTGTTGCTGGAAACCATCCGATCAGACGACATCGAAGGCCTGGCCAGCCACTACGGGCGGCGCATCATCTGCCCGTGCTGCGGTGTGGAGATTGAAGCCAAACAGAAAACGCGCATGAACAAAGGTGGCATTTGGGTGCCCGACGGCATGCGGCTGGACGCCGACGGCAACCTGCACGGTTCGGCCTTTCGCTCAACCATCGTGGGCTATTGGATGGGTGGTGTGGCCGCCACCTACCAGTCGTGGAAGTCGTTGATCAGCCGCCACCTGCAAGGGCTCAAGGAATACGCGCTCACCGGCTCTGAGGAAACCCTCAAAACCACGGTCAACACCGACCAGGGCATGCCGTACACGAGCCGCCACCTGAAAGAGGCCAGCGCCAGCAACGCCCGCGCGCCCAAAGACCGGGCCGAGACAGACATGAAGCGCTACACCGTGCCTGCTCAAGCCCGCACGCTGGTGGCATCGGTGGACGTGCAAGGTGGCAGCACCAGCCGCTTTGTGGTGCAGGTGCATGCTGTGGGCGTGCTGCGCGAGCAGTGGTTGGTGGATCGCTTCGAGCTGCGCAAAAGCGAGCGCGAAGGCATGGGTGCCGACTTTGCCCCCATCGATCCCGCAGGCTACCCCGAAGACTGGGACGTGCTCACCAAAAAGCTGCTGCTGTCCACCTACAAAACGCCGCTGGACGACAAAGAGATGCGCGTCAAGATGGTGGTGGTGGACACCGGCGGCGAAGACGGCACCAGCGCCAACGCCTATGCGTGGTATCGGCGCGTGCGCAAGCTGGGCCTGGCGCAGCGCGTCATGCTGTACAAAGGCGCGGCTGCTCCAAGTGCGCCCGTGCTCAAAGAATCCATGGTCGGCAAAGTTGGCAAAAACAAACCCGATGTGCCGCTCTACCTGTGCAACCCCAATTTGTTGTCCGACATCGTGGCGTCTGGCTTGAAGCGCGAAGGCAGTGGCGCGGGCTACCTGCATTTCCCTGAACCGCGCCACCCCGAACGCAACCCCGGCGGCTGGCTGCCTCAAGCCTTCTTCGACGAGCTGGGCGCCGAGGTGCGCAGCAAAACCGGCAAGTGGTCGCAAATTCGCAAGCGCAACGAATCCTTCGACCTGTGCCGCATGATTGCAGCGGGCATCATCCGGCTGGGTCTGGACAAAATCACCGACTGGAACAAGGTGCCCGGCTGGCTCGCCCCGCTCGACCTCAACACCGACGTGATCAGCGCCGAAGACCGCCGCACTTTGAAAGACGCGGGCGACGAAGACATTCAGGCCCAGCCTGTCATATCGGTGGCCCCGGTCAAGCGCGCACCGCCTAAACGCAGACGCGCGGCACCCAGCAGCTACCTGGGCCGCTGAGACCTTTTCAACAGGCGAAACTGTGCTGTAAGCCAAAACCGCGCCGCGTGCGCACACTGTGCCGCAATCAGTGAAGGATTGCCGCATGAGACCATGCTTTGTGTTCAACCAGGCCGACGGTGAAAAGCCCTCTGTCCTGTCCATCTACGACGAAATCGGCTTCTGGGGCACCCAGGCCAAAGATTTTCAGGCCAGCCTGAGCGCTGTCACCTCGCCCGCCGTGCTGGTGGAAATCAACTCGCCCGGCGGTGACTACTTCGCCGGTCTGGCCATGTACAACATGCTGCGCAGCTCGGGCAAAACCATCACCACCAAGGTCATGGGCGTGGCAGCCAGCGCAGCCACCATCGTGTTTGCAGCGGGCGACGTGCGCGAAATGCCCAGCAACACCATGCTGATGGTGCACAACCCGGCCAACTTTGAAGGTGGCACCGCGCAAGAGCACCGCGAAATGGCCGACATGCTCGACAAAATCGCGGTCGGCGCGCGATCGGTCTACACCCGAAATTCCTCGCTCACCGATGAACAGGTGACCGAGATGCTGGCCAAAGACACCTGGCTGTCGGCTGACGAGGCTGTGGAAGCAGGCTTGGCCACCGTGGTAACCGACGGCATCAATGCCACCGCATCGTTCGACATGAAGCGTGCTGACTTGCCCGAGAGCGTGCGCGCCATCTACGCCCAAGCGGTCAAAGAAGACCCGCCCGTGATTGAGCCCGAGCCCATTCCACCGAACCCCGTGTCGCAAACCATTCACGACCTGGCCGTGGCCGCCAACCTGCAAGCCTACGCTCCCCACCTCGCCGTGGCCTGCACCAGCGTGGCCATGGCGCAAGCGCGCATCCAGGCCGCCACCGAGATCGTGGCGCTGTGCCAGTTCGCCAAACGCCCCGAGGCAGCAGGCCCGGCCATTCGTGCGAACAAAACCATCGACGAGGTGCGCGCTTCCATCCTGGCCGAACTGGCCGAGGCCGAAGAAGACACCAGCAACATCCGCAAGGTTGACCAAAAACCCGGCGGTGCACAGGCGGGCTCCACCGCCTCCATCTGGAACGCGCACCGCGCACAGTCCAAAAAGTAACCCGGCAACCAGGTAAAGGAACCGAGCCATGCCCATTCTCACCAGCGACACCTTCCGCCCAGCGGAATTCATTCTCTCCGAGGCCTCCGGGCAGCGCAGCCGCGAAAACATCACTTTCACCCAAACCGGCGTGGCGGTGAAGTCCGGCACCGTCATTGCCCGGCTCACCGCCACCGGCAAATACGTGACCTACGACGATGTGGGCACCGATGGCAGCGAAGTGGCTGCTGGCATTTTGTACAGCCCACTGTCCGCCGCAACCGGCGATACCAAAGCGGTTGCCTTTGTGCGCGACTGCGAAGTGATCCGCGCCGCCCTGATCGGTCTGAACGCGGGCGGCACCACCGACCTGCAAGCCGTCGGCGTCATTGTGCGCGGCACGGTTTAACCCCATTCAGGAGCAAGCAACATGGCCACCTTCGACATTTTCAACAACACCGCTTTCAGCGTCTCCAGCCTGTCCGCCACCATCGTGGACATCCCGAAAGTTCAGACCCGCATTGGTGCGACTGGTCTGTTTCAGGAATACGGCATTCCCAGCACCTCGATGATGATCGAGCGCGAAGGCTCCAGCTTGAAGCTGGTGTCCGCCGCTGCGCGAGGCAGCGTGGGCGAGCCCGTCACCATGGGCGGTCGTTCGCTGATTTCCGTGCAGGCCGTGCACCTGCCCCAGCGCGGCGCCATGCTGGCCGACGAGGTGCAGGGCATCCGCGCCTTTGGTAGCGAGACCGAAGTGGAGGCCGCCGTGAACCGCGTTCGCACCAAGCTGGCCAAGATGAAGGCGCAACTCGACGTGACACTGGAATACCACCGCATCGGCGCCATCAAGGGTCAGGTGATGGACGCTGACGGCACCACCGTGCTGCTCGACATGTACAGCGCGTTCAACAAGACGCAGCAAACGCAGTTCATGGCGCTGGGCACCACCACCACCAAGGTCAAGCAGCTGGTCATTCAGATCAAACGCAAGATCGCAGAAGCCCTGGGCGGTCGCAGCTTCACCGGTGTGCGCGTGTTGTGCAGCCAGACGTTCTTCGACGATCTGACCAACCACACCAACGTTGAAAAAGCCTTTGAGCTGTTTAACCAGAACAGCTTCGCCCGCAGCGATCCAAGCGGCACCGCGTTTGAGTTCGCTGGCGTGACCTTCGAGGAATACGCAGGCGGCGTGGGCGCCACCCAGTTCATCCCCAACGGCTTGGCCTATGCCTACCCCGAGGGTGTTACTGGCCTGTTCCAGACCGCCTACGCGCCTGCCGACTACATGGAGACCGTCAACACCGAGGGCCTGCCGTACTACGCCAAGCAAGAACCGATGGCGTTCAACAAAGGCATCGCGCTCGAATCGCAGTCCAACCCGATCAACTTCTGTTCGCTGCCAGAAGCTGTGATCAAGGTTTCGGCCGCTGCTTCCTGATGACCGCTGCGCTCTTTGCGCGCATGGCACAAAACCTCCTGACTGTTTTCGGTCAGGAGGCTTTTTTGCGTCAAGGCGAGCCGTGCCTGGTCAACATCGAACACGGCGTGCAAATGGTCGGCCCCGACGAAATGACGGTGGTGCACAAGTCGGTTGCCACCATCGCGCAGACCATGGACCCCAAGGTGGGCGACTTGCTCACGCACCCCGAGGGCGTTTTCCGGCTCGATTCGGAAATGGCCAGCAACGGCCACAGCAAGCGCTTTGTGCTGCTGCCCGCTCAGCCCATCCCCGTCAGCCCGACCGTCCCGTAATGGCCAGCAAGTTCGACATCAAGATCGACGTGGCCAGCGTGCAAGGCCTGGGCGACAAGCTCAGCCGCCTCACGCCCGAAGCGCTGGGCGCGGCCACGGTGCAGGCCATCAACGATACGACGGACAGCGTGTACCAGATCGCGCGCACACGCATGACGGCCACGCTCAGCCTGACAGACGAATACATCCGGCGCAAGATGGAAGTCACCCGCGCCACCACGCAAACGCCCGAGGCCACCATTTCAGCCGTGGGCAGGCGCTCCAACATGACCAGCCTGTCGCACTACGGAGCCATGCAAGAGCGCAAAGCGGTGAACAACCCCGCTCGCGCCAAAGGCGATGAGAAGCGCGGCATTGCCAGGGGCCAGAAAGCCGCTGGCATATCGGTCGAAGTCACCCGGGGCAGCCGTAAGCTGCTGGCCCACGGCTTCACCATGCCCAACAAGCGAGACAACAGCAACAACCTGCTGGTGTTCACCCGCGACCGGGCCGGGAAAGTTCGCGCCCGCACCGGCCCATCGGTTTACCAGCTGTTCCGCTCAGCCGCTCAAGCCGTGGCCCCAGACGCTGAAAACCAGTTGCGCGCCAGCCTCATTGAACAGGCCGACCAAGCCATTGCCAGAGCACTCGCATGACCTACCAAAAAGCAGGCGACATCGCCCTTGAGTTGCACACCAGGCTGTCTCGCATTCGCAAGGTCAACGGCTTTGAGACCGACATTGGGCGCGACGTGATGCGCGGGCGGCGCAAGATGCCAGGCGACGAAGCCCCGCCTTGCACCGTGATGGTCGAAGGTGACGACACGCCGGTAGACCGCCCCGGGCGCATCCCGCTGGTGCTGGTGCAGCAGTCCTACGTGATCGACGCCTTCGACCGCTGCGACCCCGACCACCCCAACGACCAGGCTCACCGCATGATCCGCGACATCAAGCGCGCCATCTTCGCGGGCGACGCCACGCTGGGTGGCAAAGTCAGCAAGGTCATGTACCTGGGCCGCGACATTGGCCCCCGGCCCGACGGTGTGGCGCTGGTGCAAGCCCGCGTGATGATCGACGTGGAATACGTCGAAGATCTCACCAATCCTTGACCGGGCCTAGGCCCCGCGCAGCCATTGCGCGAAACCCAGCCGGTTTGTGGCGAAACTGTGCTGTGTGACATTGGCCCCCCAGACTGAGAAATTGACCCCGTTCAATTTCTGCAACCGCCGCTCCTTTTGCGGCACCGAATGGGGTATCAACTATGGCTGCACGCGGCTTCATGGGCGCAGGCGATGTTTACATCAACCTGCTGGTCAACAACGTCAAGCAGGGCATGAAAGGCCCGTACTACGCCAACAAATTCGAGATCAAGCCCAACATCGAAAAGAAGGAGCTGACCTCGAAAGGCCGCAACGACTACGGCCAAGTGCTCGAATCGGTGTCGCTCCAGTCACCCGCCGAGTTCACGCTGGAACTCAACGAGGTCAACAAAGAATCGATGGTCATTGCGTTGCTGGGCACCACCGCAACGCGCACGCAAACCGCTGGCACGCTCACCGCTGAAACCCTGGTGGCCAAGCTGGACGTGTGGGTGCCACTGACCAAACAGGGCCTCACCGCCGCCGCCATCACCGTGACCAACACGGGTGCGACCGTCACCTACGTGGAAGGCACCGACTATCTGGTCAATCGGCCCATGGGCTGGATCAAAGCCATTCCGGGCGGCGCCATCGTGGCGGATGCTTCTTTGCTCGTGACCGCTGCTTTCGGCGCCATCACCGGCACCATGATTGCGGGCGCCACCAAGTCCGACATCCGAGCCGAAATCGTGTTCGACGGCATCAACCAAGCCGACGGCCTGCCGGTGATCGTGTCGATTCACGAGGCCATCATCGCCGCCGACGCCGCGTTTGACTTCCTGGCCGACGACTTCAACACCGTCAACCTGCCCGGCACCATGAAAACGCCCACTGGCAAGAACGAGCCGTTCACGGTTGAGCTGCGCGCCACGGCGTAAGCCGCCCAAGTGCTGCCCGCCATCGTGGTGGGTGGCAACGCGGTAACTGATCACCGACCAGCATGGCCACCAGCAACCGCGACGTGAAGATGACGCTCAGCGTGCAAACGCTGGGTGTCGAAGAAATCAAGAAGCTCGAAACCAGCATCAACGCGCTGGCGGCCGAGGGTGGCAAAGCCGCGCCCGAATTCAAGCAACTGGCCGATGAGGTCAACAAGCTCGGTCAGCAGGCCACGGCCCTGACCGCGTTTCAGAAGCTCACCGAAGAGACCGCGCAACTCACGCTCAGGCAGCAGGCCGCATCCACAGCCGCCGCCGAACTCAACACCAAGCTCGCCCCGCTGGCCAATGCCGCCGCCACCGCCGCCACCGCGCAACAACAGCTCAGCGCCGAATACACCGCCGCCAAGACCGCGCTGAACACCTCGCGCGACTCGCTGGCCCTGCTCACGGCCACCACAGACGCGGCCGGCAAGAAGTCGGATGAGTACAAGAAAAAGGTTGAAGACCTCAAGGTAGCCAAGATCGGCCAGCGCGCAGAGGTCGAACGCCTGCGCGCCGCGCTGACTGCATCCACCGCAGCAGCCACCAAGGCAGCGGCCGAATCGTCCAAGCTGGAAGGCATATCGCGCGCGGCCACCGCCGCTGCCACTGCCGAGAGTGCCGCGCTTCGCGCCAGCGCCGCCAGCGCTGCGCAAGCCGCCAGCGCCGCGCAGGCTCTGGGCGTGTCCACCGCCAACGTGGCCGGATCGCAAGCCGCGCTCATTCAGGCGCTCAACGCAGCCGGTGCCGCTGCCGCCGCGCGCCGCGCCTCCATGGACGAGATGCGCGAGTCCGACCGGCTGCTTGCCATCCAGCAAAGGGCCAGTGAGGCCGCGATTGAGCGCACCCGACTGGCCCTGCTGGCAGAAAACGCCGCCCAGCGCGACGCCGATGCGCTCACCCGGAAACTCGCCGCCGCCGCACAGGCCGCCGCCGTCGCACAGGCCGCGCAGGCCGAGGCCACCCGAAAGGCCACCGCCGCGCGGCTGGAGCAGATCGAGTCGGACCGGCTGGCGCGCATCCAGCTCGAATCGCTGGCCCGCGCACGCCGGGCAGGCATTTCCGCACTCGAAGCCGAGCTAGCCGCCCAGCGCGACGCCGCGCTGGGCGCCGCCAACACCCTGAAGAACGCCTTCGGCACGCTGGGCGTGCGCAGCGCGCAAGAACTGCGGGACGAGATTGCCAAGGTGCGCGGGGCCATGGACACGGTGCGAGCCAGCGGCACCACCACCGGCGCTGCGCTGAACTCTGCCTTTGCAGCCGGTGAAGCCCGCATCAAGGCGCTGGAGCGCGAGCTGCGCGCGGTCAATCAGCAGCTCACCGCTGGCGACCGGGCCGCCGACCTGTTTGCCAACTCGATGGGCCAGATCACCGCTGGCAACGTGGTGGCCGACGGCGTGGGCTACCTGATCAACAAGGTCAAGGAGCTGGGTGCCGCGTTCCTCGCCACCATCGTCGGTGGCGACCAGTTGCGCCGAGGCCTCATGGCGGTCTACAAAGACGCGGGCCTGGCCGCGCAGCAGCTGGACTTTTTGAAGAAAAGCAGCAGCGAGTCTGGCGTGTCGTTCAGCGCGCTCAGCAAAGACTTTGTTCGGTTCAGCGCGGCCATGAATTCGGCCAACATCCCGCTGGAGCAGTCCAACAACCTTTTTAAAGCCGTCACCAGCGCCACCGCCTCGCTTGGCTTGGGGGTTGATGCCACCAGCGGCACGCTTAACGCGCTGGGCCAAATGGCCAGCAAGGGCGTGGTGTCGATGGAAGAACTGAGGCAGCAGCTGGGCGACCGCCTGCCCGGCGCCATCGGCTTGACCGCCAAGGGGTTTGGCATCACCGAGGCTCAGTTGGTCACGCTGGTGAGCAGCGGCCAGCTCGCCACCCGCGACTTCATCGTTCCCTTCACCGAGGGCTTGAAGTCGATGCAGGGCGAGACCGATGGTCTGGTGCCTGCTTTTGAGCGCTTGAAGGGTGTGCTGGCAGAGGTCACGCAAGGCGCGGGGGATGCGGGTGCCATCAACATTCTCATGCTGGCGCTCAAAACCTTGGGTGGCACGCTGGGGGTGGTGACGCTTGGATTGAGCGCTTTGTTTGAAGCGATTGTGCTGGCGGCCAAAGCCCCCGGCATCTTGGCTGGCGCCCTTGTCACCCTGACCAACCCAATGCAGGCGCTTGGTCAAGCTTCTCATGAAGCTGCTGCCCGTCTGACCGCGCAGGCGGTGTCGCTGAACAACTTCATCGATCCGGTTCAAAACGCCACAGCGGCCATGACCGCC